ATAATGTACTTGACTACTATCAAGAAAATGAAATTAAACAAGGCTTAAAACCACAACCAGAAATGCTTTTATACGATATATATAATCCTGCGCCATTTAATCGTTTTAGAACAATGGGTATAGACTGGGATAAATATAGCTCAAGTTCTTCTATTGTTGTATTAGAATACAATATGAAAATGCAACAGTTTGTAGTGCTTAAAAGATATGAAATGCCTAGAGCAGAATATTCATATGACAATGCAGTTAATACAGTTATAGAATTAAATAAGATATATAATCCAGCATGGATATATGCAGACCGTGGATCAGGTAATATACCAACTTTTTATAGTAATATGATATAGAACAAATAACGAAAGGCGGTCTATATCATGGATGAAGAAAAATTAAATAAAGCTATCGAATTAAGAAAACAAGGTATGTCATATGCAAACATCGCAAAAGAATTAAAAAGTAGTAAGCAAACTATCTCTTATTATTTAAAAGAAAATGGATATGGTCCAAATGAAAAATATATAAGATATAATCAAAACCAGCCAAATAAAAAATCATTAAATGAAAATTATTTCGAGAGTATAGATACAGAACATAAAGCATATTGGTTAGGTTTTATGCTGGCAGATGGATGTGTTAATAAATCAAGAGATAGAATAGAATTATCTTTAAAAGAAGAGGATTATGATCATTTAGTAAAATTTAAAAATGATTTAAATAGTGGACATAAAATAGGTAAAAAAATAAAAACAATAAATGATAAGGTTTATACTTCTTATAGATTAGGATTTAATTCAAAAAAAATGAAAGAAGATTTGATAAATCATAATTGTGTGCCAAATAAAACAAAAGTTCTTACATTTCCTGAAATACAAGAAGATATGATACCTCATTTAATTAGAGGATATATAGACGGAGATGGATGTATTACACATCATCAGACATCTAAAATATCTTTAGAAATATTGGGAACATTTGAATTCTTATCATTTATTAGAAATTATTTTAATCTTCCTTCTGATAAATACATATATGATTTTAATCATTCAGATATAAAAAGATTTGTTATAACAGGGCAAAATGCTTATGATATATTAACGATTTTATATGAAGATAGCGATATTTATTTAGATAGAAAATATAAAAAGTATATGGAATTTGCCCCTTTATTTAGAAACAAATAAAGTGCAGCGGGCAAAATCGGTGAAGGCTAAACTATAAAGCATGCTAATACCGAGGTAAGCTTATGGATTTCGAAAGGCTATAAGCCACCGTAACGCATAGTAGGTGAATAAATATAATCCTACCAAGAGTGTCCGCTACCCTAACGTAAAGACGAGGGTAAAAATATATGCTAGACTGGACCAGAAATGACTGGTCGATGAAAATGAGCGAAAGCTCCAGAGCATAGGATAAAAAGCCTATGGGTAAGAACAATCGGAATATCAAATAGAACGTTTACATATCTATGGAGATGAACATCCTGAATCAGGACTTAAACACAAATTAAAAGGTTGGCAATTTGCTAATAAGGTCGAAGTCTTTGATCCTATTACTGGTGAAAAAGAAGCGAAACCTATGAAACCATTTATGGTTAACCAATTACAGTTAGCGTTTGAAAGAAACAATATAGCTTTATCTCCATGGGATGAAATACTATATAAACAATTAATAGATTACGAAGTTGAAAAAATAACCGCTAGTGGAATACCTACATTTACTAGCAAAGATGAACACTATATAGATGCGTTAGGATTGGCTTACTTAGCCATGGTATTAGAATTTAAAAAACTTACAGGAGTAATGCAAGATTTTGAAGTGGCTACCAAAACTGAAATGATGCCTAATACTCATTTAATACATCCTGCAGCTTTCCAAACACAAAACCTACGAGACAATAGACCTCAAGAAGTAAAAGACTTTTATGAAAATACAGACTTTAGTGAGATAAGAGGAGAGCGTCAATCATGGGTTAAATTAAATAGTTATCAAGGAGCAATGAATCCTTCTGGTAAATACAGCAACAATACTAGTAATGGAAGAAGTAACTGGGGATCAAGAAGTGGAGGCGGATTTTCTAGAAGAGGGTGGTAATATTTAATTAAGGAGGTGACACTATGGCAGATGATAAAGATAAAAAGAAGTATTCCTATAGGCCCGAAATCGAATATCAAGACACGTACGAGTCAGAACATTTAGATCGAGGTTATGAATCTGTAGGTGCGGATACTTCTAGAAATGAAACAGAGAGTAGTGAAGTTATTGATAGTATTTCTAATACGTTTAATGATGTAACAAAAATAATTCAATTGCTTCCTGCACAACTACAAACAGCCATCAATAGCGTTTATAAGCCTGTGTTAGATACATGGAGTTCTATGGGGGATGTATCTTATCCTTACACAATACCGGATCCAGATAAACCTAATTATATTATTCCAGAGCCTTTACCGACACCAGACCCTGTCATTGTTAAGCCAATGATACCTGTGCCACCAGATTTTCCGGAACCAACAGAACCAGGAGGCGGAGGTGGAGGATACGTAATAGACAATGACGGTATATGGGATCCTGATATACCTGTGTATATTCAATTTGATCCAGTTGATCCTATAGAAATAATAGATAAAGAATATATAAAAAACATTTCAGACTTATTTAATTTTTATGTTAATAAATTAAAAGATATATTATATCATTATTATTCAGAAAAAGTCGCTGCCATGTTTGATAAAAAAATGATAGACGGCAAGCCTGTAGATAAAACAAAAAATGAAATAGCATTTTTATTTATGCCGATAACGGCTAACTGTAAGGATGTTGATAAAAACAATAAACATTTATTTGATGCAAGTTTAGCTATGGGGGAACATACGTTAATGAAACTAAATTTTATGGAGAATGCATTTCCTGTAGATCAAACATTGTTCCAACTTAAAAACTTTAAAACTATATATCTATTAAGACGTAGATATGCAGAGATAGAATCAACAGATGCTAGTAATAAAATTAATGCTATGAGCAATAACATCTTAAAAGGTATGCGAACAAGTTACGAGCAAAAGTATGATGTAGCATTTGGTAATTTATATAAATATATTAATAGTTCGCTTGATATACTAGAAGATGTATTAAATACTGAATTGGCCGGACTAAGAGCCAAAAGAACTTTAGTAGAGAAGGGTGGAATTAAATAATGATAATAGAACCAATCGGAGATAACATACTTATAGAGCTTCCTCAAGAAGAGAGTAAAGAGAATACCACTTCATCAGGAATAATACTTCCTAAGAAGACAGAAGCAGAAGCTAGAAAAGATATAGCTATAGTAGTCGCAGTAGGAACTGGTAGAATACTTAATGATGGTTCATCACTTAAACCTGTAGTAAAACCTGGCGATAAAGTATTATTTAATAAGTATGCAGGAACTATATTATCATTAGATGATAAGAATTATTTATTATTAAGAGAGTGTGATTTATTAGCTATATTAAGAGACTAATAATGAAGAAGGTGATAATGAATGGCATTATTTAATTGGCCGTGGAAGAATCCTCCAGCTTCACCTCAAGAAGAAATAGAGACTCAAGAAGACATATTTAGTCTTGCTAATAAGACATCTTCTATGAGTCTTGTTAATAAGAAATCTATACAGAATTTTATAGTTAAAGCTGTTGGATTTGTTACGGCTCAAACACAGCGCCGTGAGTTGTTTACTCGTCCTGAATTCAACTTGACGGAAATTCGTGATGCTTCGGAAGCAGATAGTTATGTGAAAATAAGTTTATCTAAATACTCATATCTTATTTATAAAGCAGGTTGGAAATTCAAATCTGAAAACCAACAAGCAGTAGATTATCTTGATCAACGTTTCAAAATAATGTCTTATTGTACAGGCGTGCCTATGGATATATTAATGCAAGGAATAGCAGATGATCTAGTAAGATACTCCAATGCATTCTTATTAAAATCAAGAGTGGATCGTATACCTGGAGTTAAAGCACAACCTGTTACTGAGGACGGACAAATAGTTGGTGGATATACTAGAGTAGACCCTTGTAGTATCAAGATAAAAAGAGACAAGCACGGAAATATATTAAAATATGAACAAGGACGTGGCGGAAACAAAAAACAATTTAAACCAGAAGATGTTATACATTTCTATCTAGACAAAGATGCTAATAACGCATTTGGTACTCCTAGAATACTAGCTGCATTAGAAGACGTTAAATTACTTAGAAAAATAGAAGGTAACGTAACAGCACTTATATATAGATTTGCTATGCCTTTATATCATTGGAAAATAGGTTATCCTGAGCCAGGATTTCAAGGAACTGATAGCGAAATAGCTAAGGCTAAACAAGAAATAGAAATGGGTTCATTGGACGGAGTATTTATAACTAATGAAAAGACAGAGATAAAAGCTATTGGATCTGAAGGTAATGCAATGAATATGCAACCTTATCTAAACTATTTTGAACAAAGGGTATTCTCTGCATTAGGTGTATCAGCTGCACAAATGGGTAGAGGTGGAGCAAAACAAGACGCAGATTCAATGGAACAACAGGTACATGACACAGTTAAATTTATACAACGTATGATATCCGAGTTCGTAGAGAAGAAGATGTTAATGGAGTTATTATTAGAAGGCGGCTTTAATCCATTTGAAAAAGATTCATATGTTGATTACGTATTTGAAGAAATATCACTTGAAACTAAAATCAAGAAAGAAAATCATGAAATCAATAAATATCAATCTAATGTTACTACGTTCCCTGAAGCTCGTAGACGCATGGGTCTTAAAGACGAAGCTGATGATGACGAGCAATTATTCAATAGAAAAATCACAGATGAATCTGCATTACGCAGTATAGATAGAACTGCAGAACATCAGAAAGAGCTTGCTTATATCAATGGAGAAATAGCAGTTAGAACTGCTGCAGCTAAACCAAGCTCTGGATCCAGTAGTTCTAGTTCTAGCAAAAAGTCATCAGGAACGAGCGTATCCTCAAAAAAGACTAGAAGTACCAAGGACAATGGTCCTAATGGTACTGTACGCAGCATAGATAGACCTTCAAATCAACATGGTACATTTTCTGTTAAGGTTAAAGAAGAAATAGAAGATTAGTAATAAGTAAATGAAAAACGTAGTAATATAGTTAAGAATGAACTAGAATAATCAGCCAAAAAAGGTGGTGAACGCTTATATGGCATTAGAAGTTAGAGAAGAAGTAAGCGCTGTGATCTTTTATAAAAACGTAGAGGGGATGAATGCACAGGAAAGCGTCGCTCCCGTACTATCTTTTCAGCCAGTATCCTCTGCAATGTCTCCTGATTCTATAATGGTAGATATAGAAGGTATTCATTCAATTGTTACTAGAAACTTTACATATTATACTCCAGAATGTTTAAAGAAATCTGTACCGTTATGGACATCTCCTTATGAGAGACCTGTAATAATGCATCATAATGATAAAGACGGAGTTCAAATAGGTAGAATAAAAGCAGTTGAGTATGTAGAAGAAACTCGTGCTAAATCACCTGGATTATTATTCACTTGCAACATAGGTGACGATGCAGGTATAAAAGGCGTTAAGAATGGGACTTTATCAACTGTGTCATTAGGAGCAGTTATACATAAAGCTACTTGTTCTATATGTGGACAAAACATAGCTACAGAAGGAGAATGTGAACATCAAAGAGGTCGTAGATACGAAGGTAAACTTTGTTATTGGAACATGGAAGAAATGGAACCAAAAGAATTATCTTACGTTATTGTACCATCTGATAGATACGCAAATACAATTAGAATTTATAAACCTAAAGATTTAGGCGCAAAAGAATCTTATAATGAAGGAGGCAATGAAGAAAGCATGGGTATATTTGATAATATAGATCTTACTTTAACTGAGCCAGAAGTTCAAGAATCTGTTGAAGAACAAGTTGTTGAAGAAGTGGTAGAAGTTCAAGAAGCAGAACAACAACAAGAACAACAAGAAGAAGCTAAGGTTGAAGAAGTTGTTGTTGAAGAAGAACCTAAAGCTGAAGTTAAAGAAGAACCTAAGCAAGAACCTGAAAAAGAAGAAGAGGTTAAAGAGGAAGAAGCTAAAGAAAAAGGTATAGACGATATGAGCAAAGAAGAACTTGCTGATAAATGTAAAGAGCTTATTAAACTTGTAGCTGGATTACAAGACGACGTTAAATATCTTAGAAATAAACTTAACGAAGAAAGAGGAGTTAAAGAAGCTCTTGAATTAGAAGTTCTTAAAATGAAACAAGTTCAAAAAATGCATCTTGCTGAACAAGTTGTTAATTTAAGAAAAGAATTAGGACTTAGAGAAGAAGCTATAGATGACTTAATGATGATGTCTGAAGAATCATTAAACTCTTCAATAAAAACTTTTATGGAATTCAAAGAAAGTAATACTTTTAATGTAAATACTTTACCAAAGATCGAGTCAAAAGCTTTAGTTGATGAAAAAGAAGATAATACAATAAAAGAATCTTCTAACGAAGATTTAAATAAAAACAATAGTAATATAGATTATGAATCACAATTAAATAATTGGCTTAAAAACATGACTAACAAAAAATTCTTTTAATAAAAATTAAAATTAATAAAAAGGAGTGAAACGGTAAATATGGCACTTTATCCTTATACTTTTAAATCTAAAGACGTCCTACAACCTGGTGCTAGAGGTGGGATGTTTATAAACAATGGTATCCCAGGATACAGAACTGAAGAAGAAAGAATAAATAGAACTAACAATCATTTAGAAATGAATGACCATGACGTTCTTAATATTAAATTCGGAGTTGACCCAAGACTTCCAGTATTATTCAGATATGGTTGGGCTTATGGATTCAATCAAATAATAATACCTAAAGGTAGAATAGTTGCTGCAGACCCACACTTAATGGTATTAGATACTGATACTCAACATTTCCACAATGCATTAACAATGGCTAATGGTGGTGTAGATGTAGAACTAGACGGTAAAGTATGGAAAGAAACTGCAGATGCTCCAGTTGTTAATGAACAAACTGGTAACTTCGAAGTAGCAGGAAATGATAAAGTTTATAGACCTGCTAATAAACCATTAGGAATAATGGAAAGAAATGAATACACTAGAGACTCAGATGCATTCAATGGTATGATGCCTGGTCCAATAAGAACAGATGCTTTAGTAGAATTACCTTGGTTCTTATTACAAGAAAAAGCAGAAGGAAATCCATGGGGATCTGCATACGGAGCTATGAAACCTGGTATGTTAGTTAAAGCTGACTGCAATGGTAGAGTTTGTCTATCACCATTATCAGATCCTGCTCAAGTAGCTGGAATGGATATGGCTACATATGAAAAAGAAAGACAACAAGTTTTAGGTGAAGTTTATTCAACTGATCAAAGCTTATTACCAGAAGGTGCTGCTAGATATGCTCAATGGGCATTAGAAGATAGATTAAACTTTAATGATATAAATCCTCACACTTGGCCAAATAGCAATAGAAGAGGAGAAGATGTAGTAGATAATGTACCTACTATGTATCAATCTGATTTCGGATATCCTGGATACCCATATGACAAAAACTATATGTCACATGACTTACATATGTTAGCTTCTACTAGAGAAGGAATGTATGACCCAAGATTCGATGAAAGACATAGATTAGATAGAGGTATACCTGGATTAACAGATGGTGGAAACGTTATAAGAAAAGCTTACGGTTCTGACCAAGGTGTAGCTGATATAGAATTAGCTGGACAACCACAATTAGTTATATCTCATGTTAGAGAAATAGAAAAAGTAGAAGAAGCTATTGAAATAATGTTAAGATTACCAGATGTTGACTTAATGGACGCTAAATTTGCTTTAGGTGAAGAAGCTGCTGTTAATATAGTACAAGGTGCTAAAGTTGGTAATTTTGAAGTTCAATATGTTGATTTACATAAAGGTTTATTCAGTATAAAACAAGTTCAAGCTGCTGCAGAAGTTAAAGAATTAGCAGTTAAAGTTGAATATGTTAAAGCTGGAGAAGCTGGGGTTCCAA